TATTACTTTTTGACCGTCAAAATAATACACTGCACCTTTTCCCTCTACTGTAAATAAACATTTCATCTCTTCTTCTCCTTCCTGTTCGATTCCTGTATTATGGTTTTTTTGTCCGCTGCATGCAGACGCTCTACTGTCGATTGCCTTTGCAATCAGCTCCGCAATTCCTTTTGTGCCTAAATTCCGATACCTTGCTACATCATCTGTGCCGGTGCAGAATAATGTCTCCACGATCATGCCAGGCATATTAGATGCATTCAGATCATGGTATCCCGAACTGTACTTTACACCACGGTTAGCAAATCCTTTATTTGCGAAATTCTGGCAGATATTGCTTGCGATCGTGTTCATTGTCTGGTTAGATGCATCGTATAACCACACCTCTGTACCGCCGGCTGACGCCGCTCCTGCCGCATTCATGTGCAAGGTGACATAGATATCACATCCTGCCCCATTCGCCTTATTTGTGCCGTCAGACAGCTCACCAGACACATTGGATGCGTTGGAATTGCAATCAACCACAGTATGACCGACAGCCTGTAGCATTGGTACAAGCTCATTGTAGATCTTCCGTACTTCTGCCTGCTCATCGATCAGACCGATTGCACCTTTACAATTTGGGGAATGCCCTCCCCTTAAGCCAATTTTCATTCTTTCTCTTCCTCCTGCTCTTCTGTCTCAAACGCTTTTTCCAGTTCTTCTGCTGTTGTTCTGCCAAATTCGTTCTGTTCGCTCATGATCTCGCCTCCCTTCTGTGAGATGTCGCACAACTTACATATCGTATTTAATGTTTTTCCACTTTTTATAAGCATCAAAATATAACTCGTTTTTATCTCCGTTGTATGTGATCTCATAATACATTCCATCACTTACCGGCGTACTAAGCAGCGCCTTGTGATTTTGCAGTGTCTTACAATACCAAACCACAAATACATCATCTACCGTCATGTTGTCAGATGTATCAGTCTTGTCTTTATTCTGGTTAAAATAATCTGCTACCTTTGCCTTGCAAATGTTTAAAAATTCCTTGCTTCCCATGATTTTAACTCCTTTCCGTGCGATGTCGCACAATAAAAGAGAGCCTGTTTCCAAGCTCTCCTGAATCTATTTATATGTAAGTGCCCTCTCCGAATCTCCTGTTCCCGGTGTTGTTGGGTCTACCACTACACCGAGGATCGCCAGCACTGCAAAGAGCGCATTGATTACGGTTAATAGCTTATCACCAAGGTCTCCAAGGTTGATGTTAAGCCCAAACACTGCCGCAATTGCCTGTATCAACAGTAAGATTGCCGGGATCAGTGCAACCCAGAATGCCTTGTTTTTAATTCTTACAATCCAGTTAATCTTCTTCATTTTTCATTCTCCTTTACAGATACATCGCTACTATTCCACCAATCACAGCTCCGATCAGTGCGGTTACTACTACGTCCCACCGTTTAGCCGGTGTCTGCTCAAGATGCGTCACCTTTGCGGTCAACTGCACAAGGGTCTGGTTCATAAATCCAACCTCCTTGGTCAACCCTACCATTTCTTGCGCCAGTTGATGTACCACATTCACAACGTCCTCTGCTTCTTTCATTCGGTGTTTTAATGAGCCGATTTCTTTTCCGTGCTCTGCAAGTTTCACTTCTACTTCATTTTCTGTCATGTCTTTCCTCCGGTTTTTTTAAGTATAAAAATAAGACCATTACGGTCTTGCCCTAATCTCCATATTCGTTCCTTTAGTCTTCCGTAATCCATGTGGTAGACAAATGTCGCTCTGTCCAATTTGGATTATTGACATAGATTGTAATTCCACCGTCTTTGCCAATTAGATATCGACCGGTTCCAAAGATCGAGGAGCCGGACACCTCGTTGTAAGGTGTTCTGATGTCGAGCACCGGGCGATACCCAATAGGGATTCGCACCTCATCAAACGCTCCGAAACTTCCGCTGTTCGGAAACTGCGCAAGCATTGTGATCTTGCATGTTACCATAAATCCTCTTCTTTTTAGTTCCACGCGGATGTTATTATTGGAGTTTGCACTTGTATATGGACCTTTCACGGTGCCGGAATCGTAATTGCGATACGCATATATGCTTATACGTGGGGATACAGAATTTCTTGCATATATCATTTCATCCTCAAACTGGATTGTCGTTGCTTTTCTTGTATTTTCATTTGTAAACATGATGTTTTGCAAGTTCACGCTCATAGTAGCTCGATCTGTTGTCGGAGCCTTACCGGAGAAAGCCAAATACGCATTACTCAATGACGCAACATTTTCCACTGCTCCTTGCACGATTTTCTTGCTAATAATCTTTCCGGATGTAACATCGATAAGCATTGTTCCATTCTTATCCTTAATAAGTCCGGCAGTTACAGTTCCAAGATCTGCCGCTATCGCACTTAAAGTCTGTGCGTTTAAGTTATCAACAGAAATATAATGGATCACCCATTTACTTCCATCCCACCGCTTGATCGGCTGACCGGAGGCTGTTTGCCATAACTGGCCAACTTCAGGATTCACCGGAGCCGCAGAAGATACAATTATGCCACTTGGCCCTGTAGCACCGGTCGCTCCATTATCACCGTATACTCCGATGATACATGGTGCTGATTGATACGTGCTACCATTTGTATAGGTAACAACTTCATAATTCCACAGATATTTTTTTGACGCCGTTATTGCTTGTACAGTTGTAGTCCATCCTGATGTGGACGCCGACACACCGCTTCCGCTTGCCGTTGCAAGATAATAATTCGTGATAGATTTTATTCCGTTTCCAGTTACCCCTTGTGGTCCCGTTGCACCAGTTGCCCCCTGCGGTCCTTTCGGGCCAGTCGCTCCTTGTGGCCCCTGGGGACCTGTTGCACCTGCATTCCCTTGAGGTCCTTGTGGACCGGTAGCTCCTGTTGCTCCTTTGTCTCCGTATATCCCGATTATTTTTGGTGTAGTGGTCGCTGTCGTATTATCTGTAAACGTAAATTTTTCATAGTTCCACAAGTATTTATTTGTTGCTGTCATCGTCGGAACTGATGTACTCCAACCGCTTGACGCTGTTGTAATTCCTGTTTTTGCGGAAGAAATCAAATAATATTCTGTAATGGTTTTTATCCCTCTTCCTGATGTCCCCGCCGGCCCTTGTGGTCCCGTTGCTCCTTGTGGTCCTGTAGCACCTTGTTCTCCTTTAATCTTCGCCCACTTATAAGATCCAACACTTGCAGGATCGGACTGATTGTAATCCACACAAGTACCGATATGCGTTCCCACATCTTCTCCGCTGTTTCCGGTAAACGTTTTTCCTCCATCATTGGAATATTTAATGTGCAGATAACTTGTCTTGCCGTTTGTGCCGTTTGTTCCCGGAATTCCCTGCGTTCCCTGGGGACCCTGGGCTCCTTGGAAACGTGACCAGGTATATTTCTTTGGATCCGTGCTATCTTCCCGTGTGAAGTCTACGTAAGTACCAATATATGTGTTAGGTATCTCTGTCATCTGGTTAGAGGTGGTTGGATTCGATACTGCGGAATACTTGATGTGAAAATAGGTGCTCTTCCCTTTAATATTGGTTCCGCTTGGTACAGGTCTGCTATCTAAGACAGGTGCTGTCTGCTTATAATTTCCATTCTGCCATGTATATCCTGTTGGCTTAGGCGTCCAGTTGACCACAAAATCAGTCTTTACAAAATATTTACCGCCACCTCTTAAATATAATACAGGGATTGATCCATAAGTCAGTTGTGTATAGCTGGCAGGCGACACTGAACAGAATGAATACGTGTCTGCATAAATAATACATTCGCCAGAAGTAGCTCCCCACCCAGATCCAATGGAAGCCAGATCTAAATTCACCGAGAATCCGCTAACATGTGTACTCCAGGATGGTTTTGTTCCACTATTTAAAGACACATTAACCAAAATACGATTATAAACACTCGTTGGAAGCTGACTCCCCACAACGGGATACCATTTATTTACATCGTAAGTTTTAGTATCAGATAAGTCTATCGTTGCTGATGATCTCCAGTAGTTTACACCTGCAGCTCCAGTATCTCCTTTGGGACCCTGTATCCCTTGTTCACCTTTGGGACCTTGCACTCCTTGCAGACCGGGAACTCCCTGCGGACCTTGTTCCCCCTGTTCGCCTTTTATTTTTGTCCATGCGTATTTCGTCGGGTCTGTAGAATCCTCTTGCGTAAAATCTGTATACTGTCCAATATAAAACTTCCCAGTGCTGTTCGAAACATCAAACCCTGTCTTTCCATCAGCACTGTTTGCATAGGCGATATGTAAATAACTTGTTTTCCCATCTGCACCATTCTTACCAGCAATTCCCTGATCTCCTTTTACGCCTTGCGATCCTTTAAACTGCGACCAGGTATATCTTGCAGGATCTGTAGAATCTTCCTGTACAAAGTCCACATAAGTTCCAATATAAGCAGACGGCGTCTCTGTCATCTGACTGAACGTTGTCGGCTTTGCCACAGAAGAATACTTGATGTGGAAATAACTGGTCTTTCCATTCGCACCAGCTGTTCCAGGAATCCCCTGTTCTCCTTTTTCTCCTTGCAATCCTTGTAGCCCACGTTCCCCCTGTTCGCCTTTTATTTTTGTCCATGTATACTTCGTAGCATCTGTACTATCTGCCTGTGTATAATCTGTATACTGCCCGATATAGAGCTTATTTGTACCATCCGTGGTGGAAAATCCTGTCTTTCCATCAGCACTGTTTGCATAGGCGATATGTAAATACGGGGTCTTTCCATCAGCTCCCGGCTTTCCGGGTGTTCCGATCGCCCCGTCTGTGCCTTTGATCTTACTCCATGCGTATTTTGTCGGGTCTGCGCTGTCATTTTGCGCAAAATCAACATACATTCCGATATATTCCCTATTACTGTCGGACACGGAAAAATCTGTCCTACCGTCTGCGCTGTTTGCATAAGCAATGTGGGTGTACTGTGTTTTTCCGTCCTTCCCATCTTTTCCCGGAATTCCCTGATCCCCTTTTGGACCCTGTATACCATCCAATCCCGGAGCGCCTTGTGGACCCGGAGGTCCCTGTTCGCCTTGCTCTCCTTTCTCACCTTGCGGACCCTGTTCCCCGTCTTTTCCATCCTCTCCATCCATTACATCCGTGATTGTGACCTCGTAATACCCACGTTTTATCCCATTTTCTAGAGCCTCAAATGAGTACACCGCCTTTGTATCCACGTCCGTAGCATTTACCGTAACACTCTTGCCAACGTAAAACTCTGTCCCATCTTTACTCCACCGGATTTCCAGATTGCCCGTGACGTCCACGCCGTTATCGTAAGCGTAAGCTGTCAGAGTAGTGCTGCCGATACCATTTTTAAAGATGATGCCGTTGTTTGTGGCAATGGAGCAGGTGTAAATCTTTGTTTTGTTAATCAGATCCTCTACTTTCTGCAGCAAATCTTCCGAGATTTCCGACTGCAGCTCTTTAAAATTGGTAAAGACTGTCTTGTTTGCTTGCGGATTCGTGAAACTGCGAACCTGCTCCGATACTCTTGCACTCAAGTATAAGGTAGGAACGTACTCCTCATCTTCGATCTCCACGGTATCTCCGATAGCGGTATCAAAGTATCCCGTCACATCATAAGTCACGACCGGTTCAGATGCTGTTCTCAAGTCCGATAGCGCCATACTGTACAGTTTGTCTTTGTTATCCGTATCGTAGGATTTTGGCATAAAGATGTATCCATCTTCCTTGTTTATCAGGTTTGATGGAAATCTGTCCCTTGCCTGCGGCGCCCGGATATCTGGACCTTGTGTATAAAACTCTACTACGCCGTTCTCATCCAGCTCTTCTTTCTCAATTCCCTGTATAGTCAGTCCATCCTTTCCTGTTGGACGGATACCGGTGTACAGATTTTCGATACTGGATTCCTTCCGGATGCCGGTAACATTTTTCCCGTACCGCAGTTTGATATCTCCCCGGAACTCCCCAACTCCCGTGTTATTGTCTGAGTGTTCCCGATACACGTTCATTACAATTTCTTTCAGTGAATAATCATCATTTAACACAGTCTGGAACTCAATCTCCGCATCGAATACATTCGCCACGGAAAATAAACGGGACAGTACCGTTGCCTCACCTGTCCATTCGTTTGAAATCCGCTTATCTGACACTTCATTGATCCCGATCCGCACGGTACGTTCCGGATCAAAGGCAGTTACATATTCCTCAAAGCTCATTGCGCTTTCAGATTTGTACGCACCCACATTCTCATTGATCAATTCGAAACTTAAAGACCATGCTGTCGCAGTAACTGTAAATTCATCCTTTTCCACATGTACGATATTCAGATAGTAGTCTTTTCCGTTATATACAAAGGCTACTTTATTCCCTTCTACGATATACGCCGCATCCTCGTGTTTGGAACTTACCGTAAATGCGTATGTATTCGCTGTCCCCTGCAGATATTCATGGAGCTCATCGTTCCAATAATGCATAGAGTTTCGATGGGTGTTATCCAAAAATGCAAGCACCCTGTCATGTGGATTCAGTACGGCAATTCTGATTTCATTCATTATAAATATGCCTCCCTTATTTTTGCTTTAATCGTTGGCGGCGGACTGCTAAATGCCGAGTAGGAGAACTGGATCTCCGTCTCTCCCGGCGGTACCAGAAAATGCTTACTTCCTCGGATTTCATCTTCCATCCGCTTCATCCCGTTTACATAAACCGCTGTATCATTTCCATCAATATAGACCACATCTCCGGACTTATACCGGTTCGGCACATCTCTGTATTTTTCCACGTTATCTTTGCGGAACCAGATTTTTTTAAGATAGTTATGCGTAACCAGCTGATTCCCGAGATTCCGGTCTCCCCACTGCCCGATCCAGACCTGTATCTTCTCACACGCCATGTCTTTAATCTCCGGGATAGTAAAATAATAATACTGACCGTACCAAAAAATCCGTAGCCTGTCACCCTCTTTTAAAAAATCATTATGACCGCCACCCATCTTTAAATTAAACGGGTTTCCCTCATAAGCTGTCGGCTGGAAATCCAGTGTCTTGATCTTCTTGTTTTGTGGTGCGAACCAGTCCACATGCGCCGTATTACCAACCGTATCACTCTTGTTAATAGACATAGAGCAGATCACTTCATTTTCCCCTGTAAGAAACGCAATAGTCTGTGCTCCCGTCTGTCCCATCAATCCAGTCTCGAACCAGTGCTGCGTGTAACAGTAAAAGTTCTTTGCCCCACGTCTGCCCTCGCTGTCAACCGGGATAGTAAGTGTTCTCATTCCGCCGTTCCAGTGTCCGTTCGTAGCCTGCCCACCCTTTAAAGCCATTACGCTGTATCCGGCAACGTCCCGCACTTCCAGCGTTCCTTGTGTGGTATTCTCCGGATTTTGATGAGAAGTACCGTGATCGTCTTGAAACAGGCTATACCCCTCTGACAGTATCTCTGACGCCTTATAGTCTTCGCCGTCTGCTTCTTCGATCTTGCCGAGTTGTATTGCACCGTATTTACTGGCAATCCCAATAAATCCATTTTCATGGTTGTGAGTGATATCGTAGCTTACCGGAACGGATTCTGTACCACCATTTACAATAGTAAGCGTCTGATATCCGCTTTCCTGATGGGCAGTAAACGATTTTTCCGCTGCTGAATATTTCCGTGGATCACAACAATAAAAAGTAAATTCGCTTTTTACGTTCAATCTGCCTGGCTCCACATCTCCTACACTTGATTTCGTCCCGATAAAATATTTATCCGGTTCATCTGCAAAAATCAGCTTTGCCTGTTCCTTATTTAAGATTCCAGAGAGTTTGTTGAATTTTTCCTGAAACTCTCTAGGAGATGTGCAAAGCAACTGGTATCCAACTGTAATACTTCTGGTTGTATCTCGCTTTCCCGTATACTCGGACCCATCCACAAGATCAATTTCTCTCTCCGAAATTTCCGATCCCAAAAGCTCACGACCGGTCACGTACAGAGTTCTGTATCCATCAATCAAATTTTCAATATATGTCCCATCAATCTGCAGAGCCTCACTCGGCAGGGAACTCTTGCTCCCCGCCTTATTTGTATCCACAAACTCATACATGGCTTCTTTCTCCTTTCAGTCTCATCTTCATGCTCTCACGTCTTTCCAGATCTTTCTGCGTAAATTCCGCCGTAACACGCGCTGCTTCTCTGCCGTTATATTCAACCGGCACAACGATTGTGTATGTAACATTTCTGTTATAGGAATAATCACCGGAAAGTTCAGAATCCAAAGCACCTGAAGCTCGCATCCTCATATCTGTGTATAATGTTGGGATCTCCACAATGCTCTGCGTAGCTTCTGCAACCTTTCTGGACATCGACTCAATTCCAAGTGCAAATCCCTCTCCTACATAGACACCCAGCCCGGCAAATACTCTTGAAGGACTGTGAATTTTCGCTTTTGCCCTGACTGCCGCATCTGCAGCCGCAGCCATTTGCGCTGCAACTGATCTGATATATCCAAGTGTAGATGCCATGCCTTTTGCAAGTCCCTGTCCAATATACACGCCGCAAGAATAAGCACCAGATGAAGTGCTGTTAAGTGCTGACAAAATGGACGTTGACATTGATCTCGCCGTAGAAGTTGCCCTACTTGCACCGGAGGATAGAGCGGAATTAAATTGGCTCATTGCCTGCGTTGCAATATTCGTCAGCATTGAAATAAGTTTATTAGCAGATGACGTAATTTTAGAAACACCACGCTGCACGGAATTAGCAGCTGAATTCATACCGTTAGTAAGCGCTTTTGAAAATTGCGCCCCGGCTTTCGCGGCCGAAGAATCCAGTTGTGCTACCAGCGCTTCCGCACCTGCACTAATAGAAGCAAATGCTGCCATGATACTGCCAGTATCTATAACAGGAATTGAAAAACTTGCTAATGCTCCGCTAATCATAGCCATGCTAGTAGGAATTTGAACGGCCGTTGAATTTAGTTGCGTAAGAGTTCCTGAAAACATTGAAATCTGCACCGATGCAATTGTAATTGCTCCAATAACTCCGTTAAGTCCATCTGCAACGGTACCAATTCCTTTTCCTTTTGCAGAAATTTCTCCGAGACCAATAGCTACCGATCCGAGTGCCTTTGCTATATCTACAATAGATAGACTAGCAATCGTGTTGATACCGTCAGCTACGCTCTCGAATCCTTTGCCAGCATTTTTGGCAGAGTTTCCGATTGAGTCAATGATTCCAGCAACAGAATCCAAAACACTGGAAAATCCACCACTAATTGAATCTATAACTTTCGAAATCCCGTCTGTGACTTTTTTAAACCCATCCCCTAATGAATCAATAACACCTGTAATGATGTCCCCGGCAGTTTTAAAAATATTTACAAGTGTATTGCCAACAACTGATACTATTTGGCTAACTGAATCAGAAACAGTTGACACAAAATTTCCGAATACTGGGAAGATAGCTACGATAGCACCAGTGATTACCCCTATTACTTGAACAACAACATCTCCAAGTATTTGAATTACGCTTCCTAGTGCTTCAACAAAAGGCGTTGCCAGAGACATTCCAGCACCAACCATAAGGATGGTTGCGCCGAAAGCAAGCATCGCTGGTATAGCAGCTGTCAGAGCCGTCCCAAATACCGCAAATACTGCAACCAAACCACCGATAACAACTCCGAATGTTCCCATTGCAACAGCTCCGTCTGTACCAGTTTTAGCAAGAGGTGTCATGGATAATGCCATTGCTGATACCGCACCAGCAAACACCGCAATGCCAACTGCACTTTCCTGCAGTTTCTTTCCCATAGTTCCAAGTATGATTGCTAAACCACCGACAACAACTCCGAATGCAGCAAGCGGAGCAACAGCGGTTGTTCCTAATTCTGCCAGCGGTTTTACCGCAAGTGCAAAACCAGCTAAGGCGCTTACTATTAAGGCAATACCAGCACTTTTTTGAAGTGAATTAAAGCCTTCTTTTAAAGAGGTTACTCCTTTTACGCTCGTCTTGCTCGATACCTCAACTGCTCTCTGTCCTTTGGAAATTCCGAATAATTTCCCAGCGATTTTACTTATTCCAGCTCCGGCAAGGCCGGCAATTGCACTCGTGAATGTGCCTACAAATGGAGCAACACTTTTCGCAATCTTAAAGCCTTTATATGCAACGAAAAGCTGTGGGAGTTTTGATATCACTTTCGCGATGGTCTCCGAATGTTCTTTCAGGAATCCGGCAAATGTTTGCAATGCCCCACTCGCAGAGTCCATTACACCAGCAAAAGAACTGATGCTTTCCGTGGAGCCAAATGCACCAGTAATCTTCCCCAAATCTTCTCCGATTGCAGAAAAGGCATCTCCAAAAGCAGCCTTTATTTCGGAAACCTCTGCCTTTAAAACATTCCAGTATCCACTTGCTTTATCGAGAAATCCAGTTAATTTCCCTGCGATTGCATCCCCATCAAGATCTCCTATTTTATTTATTATCCCATCTAGGGACTTGATCGCTCGACCGGATAGAACATCAAATGACGGTGCCAGCTTATTGCTTACTGTTTCGGTCAGACCATCCATTGCCTGATCTACAGTCTTATACTCTGTAGCAAGCTTCGTAAATGCGTCATTTGTGCCGACTTTTGCGATAGCATCAAAGAAATCTTCTGTCGCGATTTTTCCGTCCTGCACATTCTGCACCAGATCCGTGGTAGTCATGCCCATTTCTTTTGCGACTGCCGATATACCAGCCGGAGTCTGTTCGATCATAAGTTTAAAGTCTGCCCAAGCAACTGTTGGTTTCGCTGCCATCTGTGTAGCTTGCTGGCTTAAAGTTTTCATTGCCTGTTTTGGATTCTCAGCTGCCGCCGCAAGCCCTCCGAATCCCTTTACAAGCTTGTTCGTGCTTTTAATACCTACTGCACTCAGCTGAGCGTAAGTACTCGCCATATCAGATGCGCTGTAAATTGTATCTTCTGCAAACTCTTGCAATTCCTTTTTTACAGATGCAATCTCGTCAGCGCCTTTGCCAACCATCGACATGTTTCCGTTAAATGTTTTCCATGCAGCACTGGAAGAATTTAATTCCGACACCATACCGCCAATACTGGATGTGACAGCACCAAATGCCTTTTGCCCAATTCCGGCCATGATTCCAAATCCGATTCCACTTGTGAGCGTGCTTTTTAAATTGCTTACGGTACCCATTGCAGATTTGAAAGCAGACGTAAATCCTCTATCCTGCGCAGATAATATTGCCTTTACGGAAAAACTTTCTGCCATGCCATCACTCTCCTTTCATCATTCTGCCGATTATGTCCAATCTTTCATTTTTTTGCTTTCGGTTCCTCACACGATCTACTTCTTTTTCGTAATCAAAAAACTTTCTGAATCTCTGATAAACTGGTTTAGTCTTATTCTTTCCGACCTTTTTCTCTGCTTTCACAGCAAAATTCAGGAACGCTTGCAGATGATTTCGATAGTCCTTATCTACTTCTCTTAGCTGCACAGCCTCCATGAGCAGGGTGTATTCTGGAATTGTCAACCTATCCACTTCTTCAAAGCTCTTAAAGCCAAGATGTCGGAAACAATTCAACGCCACCTCTCTGTAGGATTCTTCAAAATCTACATCATCAACTCTCTCTTCTTCGCTTCTTCCTCTTCCATTCTCTGTTTCTCTTTCTCCACAGCGTCCACCAACTCTTTCGTCGTCCTCTTCGTAGCATTCGCACTCTTTAAGAAACCCATTACTGTATCTGTAAGCTCATCGATATCTGTATTCTCGTCATCGATATAACCATCGAGCAGATTTCTTGTTACTCTTGGGTTCTGCCCTTTATTCGCAACATCAAGAATATTCACAAGAGCTTCTGGATCTCCATCCATCAAATTCATAAGCGCGTACCGGAACCCCACATCTTTTTTAACTCCAGGTGCTCCATCTATCGGCACATTTGTCTGCTTGTTTATCTCTCTCAAAAATCCCATTCCAAAGTTAAACTGGTACACCTGTCCGTTAATTGTTAATTCCATCATTTTTTATTCCTCCATTAAAAAGAGAGCGGTCTTGCCGCCCTCTATGTACATGATCTATTCTTTTCCTACTTTTGCCTTTCCTACTTTACCTCTGCCGATTAAGGCTACATCGTCAGAGGGCATTATTCCCCCTCTTTCACGCTGTCCTTAAACACGTAATTCGCGATTTCCTGCTGCTGCGTTGTCACGGTTACATCTCCGCGTTTACCTGATCCGTTGATGCCAAAAGTAAGGGATACTTCCACATTCTCATCTGCAGAAGACGTGACCTCAACTTCTGTGAGATATCCTTGGAAATACATTCCCTTAAATTTATTCGGACCCGCTTCCGCTGCTTCTTCAAGGTTTACTTCCCAAATTTCAAGAAGTTTATCGGAATCCATAGCGTCCTCAAGTTCTGTGATCAATTTATCGCCTTTTGCCAAAACCGCAGTGGCTGTAATTTCTGTCTCCGCAGCTCCTGGTGTACGGATTGTACCGTCTTTCGTTGCAGTAGAATCTGCATCCTTACTCTTGGTTCTTCCATTCTCCGTTGTAAACGCAAGATTCTTTGCTGCTTCCTGTTTCGCTTTTTCTGCAAGGCGGTACAAATATACAATTTTCTTGCCAGATACCGCCTCTGCAAATAACTGTAATCCTGTCTCAAACATGCTTTTTCTCCTCTCTGTTAACTAAACTTAAATTCAATTTCCAACACCCCGTGCAATAAAGGTTGTTTTGTTGTTGTATCCGGAAGTATCCTCTGGTTTACATTCCGGACATTCCATGCAAAATTTTCGGTATGATCCAGTCTTCTGCATGCGCTTTTGATCGCCAGCAGCATTTTTGACACCGTTCCCCTCTGTCTTGGATTGTTGTGCCAGACATGAATTGTCTGATACACATTGCCAAACACAGCCGTTTTATTGGCATCATCTGACTGTTGGCTATCTGCGAGATAAACAAAAGGATACGGCGTACCATCCGGCGGTAAGAAGCCATCATATACGTCACATCCTAATGCTTTGATCTCTGTAAGTAATTCTGTAAATAATTCTTGCTGTGGATCCATGTCTCACCTCACAAGCTTTTGTAAATCTTTTTCAAACTGTTTCTTCTGCTCCTCAAATGCAGGCTTCATATATGGCTGTGCTTCCATGAAGCGGGTTCCTAGTTCCACGTACACAGAATAATCAGCTGTTGACTCTACGGTGGCAGTCATTCCACCGTCTGAAATCTCCAAGCCGATGTTGTTCTTAAGATTGCTAGTATCTACCGGAGCCTTCCTCTGTGCTTTCTTTTGCATCTCAGAGCCGTTCAATTTTACGGTGGTCTTCACTGTACTCATATCCATACGCTTTTTTAAACCTTTGCTCATCTTCACAATTCCCTCAAACTTAATTTCTGCCACTTTGCACCTCCGATACTACAAACACATGCTTTGTTCGAAGTTTCCGCTCAAAATCCACTCCGTACACTTTCCTTCCGACTCTGATCCGGTGGAATATTTCTGCATAATGAGTCTGCAATTGAATTGTAAGACTTCCTTGTTTAATGCTGCCATAAATCAGGTTCATCGTTTCTGTTCCGGTATCTGAAACGCTTCCGTACTTCTTCACTTCCGTCACGTGGTCATCTGCGTAATCACCAGTATCTGGATTGTACGCTCCATGTTCTACCGTCTGAAAATATACAGCTTTATCATACCTCATAGGAATCGCACCCTCCCACGTTTTACCCCGTCTACAGAGTCAAGATACGCTTGTATTTCGTCCATATAGGCGGAAAAATCATTTTCATTGTACGTAGTACTTTCTCCAGCCACGCTATGTGAGGACATGCCCTCAGAGCCAATGCGGTTAAACCGGATCACTGCCACATCCGTAACGATATGCTGCATACTCGATGGCACTTCCATGCCACCAAGAAGCAGTTTCAAACGATTTCGCACAGATTCCAGAATCAGTAAAAGCTTTTCATCGGAATCCCTATCGGAAACGTCAATTCCCAGAAGAATTTTTAAATCATCCAACATTCAATTTCAACTCCTTACGAATTCGCCATAATCCCCTGTTTTTTCATCTCCGCAAGAATCGCATTGATTTTATCTTTCAGGTCAGTTGCTGTTTCTGTGGACAAATCTTCGATCAAAGCCATCTGTTTCACACCGCCGAGCGTTGTTTTATTCGCCGCTGGAAGAGTGTAACTTGGTCCTGCAGGTCCCTGTGCGCCCGGTTCTCCCTTGTCGCCTTTCGGTCCTGCTACTCCTGGATCGCCTTTTGCTCCTGCTGCTCCTGCTGGTCCTGCTGGTCCTGCTGGTCCTGCTGGTCCTGCTGGTCCTGCTGGTCCTACCTGCTCATTCTTCACGCCCTGCTCTAACTTATTCAGTTTCTCTGCTGTAATAACGTCTCCATCGCTCCATGTTGTTGGTGTATATGCCATATCTACTACCTCCGTTATATTATTTCGCTTTTCCTACTTTTGCCTTTCCGATCTTCCCACTGCCAATCAAGGCGGTATTGTCAGTGGGTACTACCCCACCGACACTTTAACTACAGCTTTCTTGTTGTCATTCGGAATAAATTCTCCAGCCTTACCAGCTCCCTGCAGAGCTACTCCGTCAAAGTCTTCCGATTCAATCGTTCTCGCTGTGTTAATTCCAGTAAATGCTTTTGCAACTCCGGCAATATATGCATAGGCGCATTCTTTAGACTGGAATAATTCATCCGGAATCTCCTCTACAAGGAATCCCTTGAACTTCACAACTTCATTGCCATCAATGTTTACAGTAGAGTTTTTAGCAGTTGTATTCAAAGGATGATCCGAAACGGCATTGTACAGATCGGAGCAAACCTTAATTTTTTTCGTTCCAACTGCTTCGATGTTGTTAAAATACTTAGACAGCTCATTAAACAGCTTTAATACATTGTCTTCTGTATAATCAGTAACACTTAAAGTTTTTCCGGCAGATGTGGAAATAAATTTTCCGTGCTGCTTGTTAAACTGCTTTGTCTTAGCCCTCGCCTGCAGTTCCAAGCGATCTGCTACCGCAACGTCAAAATCATTGTTTACCGTGTGTCGGTCAATTCCCTCGTGGTAATTCCATCCCCAAGAGTAATTAACCGGCGTGTTCGCGTAGATAATCTCTTTTCTCTCCCCGAAACGGCTAGAGTTCCCTGTTCCCGTTCCAAACGCTTTCGTAGCTGTTTTATCGTACCCAGTTCCAACCACAACCGGAATGTCTGATGTTTTTACATAAAAGGCTGTTTCATTTTCTCTGACTCCATCCAGTACCTCAAGTTCGCCGACGAAAAAATCCGCGAAATAAGACATCTTTTTAAATACTACCTCCAAAAGGCTTTTAAACTCAAGCTGGTAGCTTCTTACCGGCATATCATTGTTGTCTCCTGTCGCAAATAATTGTAACATCATAAATTCTTTATTCTTCATCTTCACATTCTCCTTTATTTATACTTTGCAAGTCTCTTTTCGAATTCAGACATTGGACTTCCTGAGTTCGTCATGGTTTTTGGTGTGGTTCCGGTTGCTCTAGCAATCTCGGCTTTCTTAAGCTGGGATTCCACGATTTTTACAAGCTTATCAATTTTTGCATTCGTATCATCAGCATCATTCCCTACAACAAAATCAAGAACATCCTGCGTTGCTTCAATTCCTTTTTCTGTAAGAATGCCTGTGGCGCTTCTGCTAAGCTCAACCTTTGCAGCCTCCTGCTTCAGTTTTTCATTCTCTTTTTGCAACTTCTCGATCTCGTAATTCTGTTTCTGCTCAGCATTCATTTTTGCCAGTTTTTCTGCCTCTTCCTTAGCACTCTTTACCGCCTGTTCCTGCTCAGTTTTCCATTTTGCGAATCTTTTGTTTACAATCGCATCCACATCCTTGTCTGTGTACTTTTTTTCTTCCCCGCTATCATCAGATGTGTTTTCCGGATTAACACTATCTTTCACCGCATCAAGTTCTGCTGTGTGATCTACGGTTTCTTCTGCAAATAACTGCAGCATTCTAAACATCCTGCTCTTCATTTTCTTTACCTCCTAAAAGTTTAATGACATTCTTCATGGTCCTTTCCCCTAGCTTTTTACGCCTTCAAGACTTGGGCGTGAATTACATAATTGCTACATAATTCGGAAACTCATCGGCAATCAAGCGAATGCCAACGAAAAAGGAATCCACCAGAATTTTTGATTTCTCTGACAGATTCCTGTATTCTATCTCAGCCTTTCCGGGAGATATTCTGTATTCTATTTCATCATCCGTTAAGTCATCAATCGACTGGATCAGCGTCTGCGTAAGCGCCGTAACGCCAGCACAAACAATGTCTTTTCCAGGTTCTGCGTACCCGGCGTGTCCAGAGATTTCGATTCGCTCTGGTCGAATTCTTGCTTCAATCAAATTACATCACCTCCAAAATGGGTATAAAAATACCACCAGCCAACTCAGCCGATGGTATTACATTACATCAATTTCTACCTCTTTTACTAGATCGTTTAATGACTTTCCACTATAAAATTTATCATTCATAACTTCATCCACATTATCATACTCTTTCACGTCATCTCCATGCCATACTTGATATGTCGGAACATAATTATGAACTTCAACTGTCACTCCTGATGGCAATCCTCTGTAAGAGAAAGAAATATCATTGCAACACTCAGATAAAATTTGTCTTACTTCATCTTTATTCATAATATATCGCCATTTTCCTTTCTTTCCTCTTCACTTAATTCGCGAGTTGTCTTATTCTTCAATCTTCCATCATCTCCCCATGTATAATCATGTACATGCTCCCCGTTTTTCCCGTAAGGGTGCTGCTTTGGATTCCCATGATCGGTTGTGTGGATATCTTTAGATTTTAATTTTGACTCTCCGTAAAAAGCTCTTACATCTACTTTCCCATCTTTTCCAATGTGATCTATTACCATTCTTGCCTCTGCCATCTTAGGAGTGCCGGAATGTCCGCTGACAGTTTTATCTGCCTTTATTATATCAAACGTAGATTTCTTTTCAACCCTCTTCTTCCAAGTTTCAAAATCCATTCCATGTTCGGAATATCCATCCAGCCATTCTCGATACTCTTTATCATCCATATATGCTGCTGTACTGCAATGACAATTAGGATGCATTGGATGCGCATTTTCTCCCGGCATCATTTTCGATACCTTAAAATGCTTTCCGTCTAAAGCCCGGCAGATCGGGCAAGCAGTCGGCTCCGCGATAAACTCATACTCTTCAAATCCATTGCGGATATAAGACTGTTTCTGCGCTTCTGCCTGCACCCTTGACAGTTCCGTTATCATCAGTCGCTCCGCATTTTCCCTGCTTACTCCAAACAGTTTGGTAAGGTGCCTTGCAAGTATTCTTGGATTCTTGCCTTGTATCAGACCTGTTTGTAAGAGCTTCGCCAGTTCTGCTTTCATCATATCCTGATACATCCAAATACGGTCCGAGTATTTTGCATTGTGGAAAGAAGCATTCACGATCGAATGTGCCATCTTCGCATTGTTCTGAATGGATTTTCCAAGAATTCCAGCCTGCCTTTCAAATTCTTCCAGTGTTTTCTTCGTCAGGATCTGCTCAAAATACTTCTGAAGCTCATCAAACCCGCCGACAAGATTCATTCCGATATTGGCTTTCAGCATTTCCAACCGGTTAATCTTCATAGCTGCGTTATAGAGTCGCATCTCTTCATTGGCTTCCTTCGAAAAATCCTTATCCTTTACATACTGCTCCGCCTTCCGGCTGTACGCATCAATGTCCATTTTGGATACCCGCTTCTTCGCTTCTGCAATTGTGATTCCCTCTGCTTTTGCATATTTTGTATAGAATCCATTTATTTCTTTTTGAATCTCATCCATCATGTTCGCATAGATCTTCTCAATCTCTTTCGCGTATTCAGCTTCATCCCTAATATTCTTCTTCCGCTGCTCTTCTTCCCTATTCTTCCAGTACGTCCTGCTGCTCATCTGCCGCACCTCCGAACATCCGCTTCTCTACGATTGTTTCCTGCTTCTTTTCTTCCTCTTTCTCCATTCGATCTATTTCCTCAGTAACGTCCTTAACGATCGAGAGGACCTGCAGCTGCGTTTCCTTGGACACGATACTTTCAAGCGCCTGTGCTGTCTGCGCTTCCTCCAAGAGATTCTTCGGGATATTCCTACTCATTGTAAAATCAATATCTTTCCATGCGTCCCGATCTGACACATTCGTTGCAAGAGAGCAAAACAGCTTATACCGCTTTCTCATGGATTTTTCAACTTTACGGTCGAACGTCAACGCAAGATTGCTCATAGACTGCAGTTTATACGCAAGGGAAGTTCCAGAAGCATTTCCAAAAGATTCATCACTGATGTTCGCTACCATGCTTGTCTGATAAATCAAATCCTCAAGCCGATTCAAAAGATTTTCCTGTGTTCCGTCTGCCGTAGGCTTGCCAAGAAACTGAACGATAATATCTTTTGCGTTGTCTGTACCATAAAGGTTTATAATCCGGTTGTCGCGAATTTTGTAAACGCCTTCCTCGTCCAGTTCGGCGCCCAGCACTGCAAGATATGCTTCTGCGAAAGAATCTACATCGTTCGCCTTTTCTCCGATCACTCGGTTGTATGTTTCTACCATGCCGGCAACTTCTTCATACAGACCGATTCTCTCATCGTTCAGCACGTATTCCACGCAATTGATGCGCCCATAAGGGTTCAGCACGCCCTCCTGCATCTTTTCTCCCTCAAATGGGATGATTTCTGTCCTTGTAAGTATCTCACCGTACTTTGTGACATTATCGTCCTTTTTTCCATATCTCACCGCAAATAGAGCGCGGCTCTTTACGGTATCATCGTAGACAACAAACAGTTCTTTTGGATTGCAGACTACTGTCTTTGTCTTTGCTTCTTCATCCTGGTAAAAATACTCAAAAGCATGTCCGTAGATGCAGCACTTCTTCGCCAGCTCGTATTCTTGATCTGAGATATCGTTATCCCGGTCAAATTCAAGGATCGCATCTTTTATTTTTTCGTCTGGGTGCGATTTTTTAACCGGAATCCCGTAAGCATATCCCAAAAATGTCTCTGTGATATACCTTGGGAAATTCACTGCCAGTCGGTTATCCGGCTTCCATGACTCCTTTTCCGGAAGACGGAATACATCATGGAATCCTTTGTATAGATTCTCAAGGTATCTGTACCTTGGCATTCGTTCTTCGTGCTTGCGAATATACTCATCTACTAATGTCATATTGATTTCTTTGTCGGCGGAACATAAAAGCGGTTCCGGCAGTTTGTATGGTCTTTTCCCATTCATTTTATATTCCTCCTCTAAAGGTCTTTAACTTCACTTTGCCTTTTCTCTCCTGCTCAATAGAATATCTGAGCATTGCCATTGCATCATCAAAGAAATTCACTGGCTCATCTGTGAAGGTGTTCGTCTTCTCATCTTTTCGCCATTTCCATTGCTGGATCTCCTTAATCGTATTTACGCAAGACGGATGTATATGGATTGTATGCTGCTTTAAGTAATCAATCTGCGCTTTTACACTGTTCGGCTCTTTCTTGACCGGACATGCTCTGTATCCTGCTTTCTGCCACATCTTAATCCTGTCTGGCTCAGCAGAATCACAATACATGGTAATTCGCTTCTGGAATTTTCCCTCAGCCAGCTGTATGATTTCGGACGTATCTTTTTCAAATACATACAATTCCCGGCATAAGTAGATATCTCCATCCTTGAATCCAATCTCCCCGATACAGTTCGCATGGTTGAATCCAAAATCCTGTGAATTTACCATGTAATCAAATCGATCAGAAGATGTGTTGAATTCCTCGACCACATAATTTGTAAGAATCAGACCGCCAGTTTCTCCCCATTCACCGAGTCCATAAATCCGATATCCATCAGGATCCCGTTCTTTACGCATCATCATGCGCCGGTGATACGCTTCGTCTATGAACCGGTTCTGCAGGTATGTAGACTGGTGTGTGTATACATCATCACTTTTTATGTCGAAATATTTTGCTTTTAACCAGTGCGTTGCTGACACCGGATTGAAGCTGAACGTGATCTGATAATACAAAAATGGATTGAATGACAAGTCGCCTCTGAGTCGGTCATCGAGAATATCGACATCCGCTTCATATAGCTCCGTTGCTTCTTCAATCCATATCCATGTTAATTTTCCGACATCGAATGTGATGGACTTTACTTTTTCTCGCTGTCCATCGTCTTTCATTCCTCGAAAAATCACTTTATTTCCAGTTACTTTAGAGATCAGCTCCATTGGATTGCTTCTGATCTGCCAGAATAATCCCGCTTTATCCCCGTATATCTTGTATATTGCACTCTTCAACTCCGCATAAGTACTATCTTTGTTTGTTGTGTCTACTTTCCGGACGCACAGAAGATTCGCACCTTTGTACTTCGGATCACCAAGTTTGATGATAAAATTCTGTGCAATGTTTACCGACTTTCCGGATCCGGCAGAGCCTTTTGCCAGTCGATATCGTTTCTTGCACTCATTAAACTCTTTGAAATTTCTGTTAAATCCAACATTAACTTTCTTCATCCTCATCACCATAGTCTACTACAATCTTCATGTCCATATCTCCTGCTACATCCAGCTTGTCATTCCACATACCTAAATGTCTGCCGAGAAGCTCAAGCGCCTTTACCTTGTCGCAGGGCTTCTGTTCCAATCCATCGCGCCCCTTTTTAATCGTTCCGAGGGCTCGCTGCTGTTCCTCCGTAAGGTTATCTGTAAGTTCCAATTCTACGGTCCGATACAGAATCGGTTCTCCGTCCTCTCCTACGAGTGGAATAATATTTCCATCTACTTCTGCTGTAGCCTGTTTCTCAACTACTTTCGCGTAGTCAGAAGCCTTGGAAAAAGCAATCGCAGCTAGTTCCTGTAGCACCATGTCCTGGGTGATCTCCGTTCGTTTCTGCCGTTCTTCCATTCGTTCTGTGATATATGTTTGAATCCGAGTATTTCCGAGTAATTTTCTCGCTGCTGCATCTGCCGAACTATCTTTTTTGCAATTCGGATACGCCGCGCGGTAAGCCCGTGTGGCATTTAGATCAATCAAGTACTCATCTGCAAATATTTTCTGTTTTTCTGTCATAGGACTCACCACCTTTTAAGCATAATAAAAGCACCCATCTCTGGATGCTAAGAATTTAGGACTACTGCAAAATGAAAGAATTATAACAGCAACAAAACCAAAATAACCAAGTACACAATCAAAATTTATAGGAAAAAGGAGTAACTTGCAGTAGTCCACAACGGGTATAGCAGGACTCGAACCTACGACACATCGGTTAACAGCCGATTGCTCTACCAATTGAGCTATACACCCGTAGGATGCCTTTTATTGACACCCTTTACCCTATCCGCACTCGGGTACTGACACTAAATATAGATTGCTGAATCTATTTTTGTTTGTTTTGCAGATCTGCGGATATCTGCGTTTTGGTACCATTTGTGATGTAAAGCCGGTGTGCACTCCCACAGCAACCCCCAGCTGGTAAGCCGCAAACCTTACATCACAAAACCGTGTGCAGGGATCGAACCTGCTTGTCCCAACTGACCACGGCATAAAAACACCGCCAGACAAGAAAGGGTAAAAGTCCGGCGGTGTTCTGAATGTTTGGAAAGATTGTTTTAGAACAATATACAATCGTTCTAGAATAATTATAGCATAAGTAAAATATAAATGCTATAAATCTTTAAGCTGTGCGCTTATAATCTGCGATACTCGCGCCTGGGTATATCCAATTTCATCTGCGACTTTTTGCTGGGTTTTCCCCTCAAGATAGTGCAACTCGAATATCTCCTTAATCTCCGGATCATCAATCCCATTTATGTAGTCCTCGACTTCTTTTTGCTCTTTCAGAATCCGCAGCCTGTCCGCTTCTTTTCTTCTGATCTGACGTCTTATATTCTCTTCCTCGTAAGGATCATACATTTGTACAGATGTTCTCACTTCGGTGTACGGAAAATCTGCGCTAGATCCCGTTACCTTCCCCATGACAACAGTCGATTCCCGTTCACTGAGTTCTTGTATCTGGTTCTCAATCCGGATAAGTCTATCTTTGTTCGGTCTATACTTTTTCAGTGTTTTCTTGTCCAACTCTATCACCTCCCGGAACAGGATCTTTTATGTTGTATTTCTCTGCTATGTACTCCACAGCGTCCTTATTCGTCCTCTCACGGCTTTTAAAATCACAGGCAAAGGCTTTATGCTCCTGTTGCTTTAAAGCGGTCTCACAGGGCTTTCTCGTTGCCATAGTGTATGCTTCTATTTTCTTCATGATGTCCGCTGTCTCCTTTCTGCATCTAGCTTATTATCACCATTCACTCACCCTCACAGGAAGTATGATGCCTATTATTTCTCCGTAGCGTGTAAACACGGCATCGTAGTATTCAGAGTTTCCTTGGTATTTAATAAGATTTGGCGTGCATCCGTCAAACATTTTCAAATATTTATTATCAAACCAAGCGTATTCCCCTGTTGTCTCGTCTCTTATTGCTCTCAGAATGCTTTTGCCAGTTGTAAGCATTCTGTTTGACAACTTGGCCGCCCTCATTTGGCTCTGAATATTTTCTGTGGAAAAATGTTTCACCCCATCTTCTGGCAATTTCTTCTGCTTATCTATGTCGAGCAAGAAATCTTCTTTCTTCACAAATACAATATATCTACCTTGCGTAATCATCACTTTTCCGTCTATCTCGCCCATCATATACGATCTTGTCTTCACTGCTTCTATCTGCACTTTATCTTCGATTAGCATTTTCTCTTCTCCTTCCTGCGTCTCATGGTTTCCCTGTTCATTCCGTTACCTCAATTTCCTCTCCTGTCAGCTCTTCCAACTTCTGTCGCATTTCTTCCACTGTCATTTTCTTTGGTTCTTTGCGCTCCCAGATGAGTTCGAGGTTGCTTTTAATAAACACATCTTCTATGCGTCTGAGTGATTCCGGAGTAATCCTATAGACTTTAACGATGTCTCCTCCTGTATAACCTTCCCATTTCAAGTCATCATCATAATCGCCTATACGATTGTATCCTCTTTTTCTCACTACCATCCCAGCCAATACAAGATACATGTCCCCATCTCTCTGTTCAACTACCATCCCGTCTTCCAGATCTGCCTTGGTAAATTTTTTCTGCATGTAATCACCATATTCCAAGATTTTATAATTGTACTTTTCTGCAAAAACACGAGACGAATATTCTCCGTTTCCGTAATAACACGTTCCTTTGTTGTGCGCATTATAATTTGTATTTTTCAAATAACTTTCTCCGTTACACCACTTCATCCTATGTTCGTGCATCTGCTTGCAAAAGTCTACCGCTTCCTCCTCAGTCTTACAGTGCGCCGCAATCTTATTACCTATATTTTTAAATTCATCCCAGTTAAATTTTTTCATCATCCTACCTCACTTTCTTTCGCACAATCCAATCTAAAAAAATCACAAATAACAGTATCGGAAACCCTCCAGCCAGAAGATAATCTGCTCCTTCTAGCTCTACTTCCTCTTCGATTCCTGTCTTTAAAGTAATCGCTGTTCCAAGCCCCAGGATATAGTACAGGGCTAGGAATGCGATTGTGATTATAATGTCCATGTTATTTCTCCTTGTATGGTTCTATCTGTTCTTTCGGCATCCACGCTGTCACGACATCGTACACTATTTCCTTATCTGTCCCAAATTCTTTGTCGCAAGCGTAGACCGAACCTCCATCATCACAAAATTTCCACATACCCACTCTATCTATGTATCCGTCGTACACATTGCGCTCTTCCGGATGGTATGTCTTTTCTTCTTCTGGGACCCAGTATGAATAATAGTCTCCAATCCATTCAGATGAGTGTACAGTAACTTTTACCATTTTTCCGACTTCCGGCAATCTCTCCTCTACCGGAATCCAACTATTATTTGTATTTCGCTGCATAGTTTCTAAACATTCATTCCACCCAACATTTCTTCCCAAATCATAAGATTCGTGATGCATAACATCCATTTCCCATACTGGCTTCTTCTTTAATGTTCTTATTTCGTCCATGTGAGAACGGATGATTTTTCTTGCAATATACCATGCAGTAAAACTATCTATCGCAAAATGATGAATGCCTGCTGAATCTTCTATGTCGTCTATGTTTTCGTCAAATGCTTCTTTTATCTCTTCCAAGATCTTCTCTAGTACGTTCTCCATTATTCCACTCTCCTAAAATCCTATATCATCTAAGAAAAAACCAATTTCTTCTTCAAATTCTTCTTTTTCAATACCATAATCTTCAAGCATTTCTTCTAATGGAAATACTTCAGACAGTTTTTTCATTAAGTATTCTGCTATTCCCTCTGTATCATATTCTTCGACAATAGTATCTTTCTGTAAAGGTTGAATCATTCCATCTTTTAAATGATGTGCAAATTCGTCAGCTCCAATAATTATTTTATTCCCTTTTGGAATAATTACTTTTTCTCCAAACATCTTCTCTACTTCTATATCACAATTTGATGTTAGGATTTGACCTATTTTGTATTTCATTTATTCCATCTCCTATTCCATGCTTCGATTGCATTTATTTTGCAAGTATTAATACTATTTAGTGCGTTGTCTGCATTTTGCATACTAGGACAATATCCTTCTGCTTTTGCATAACATTTTTTGCATTCACACCAAATAGTCCAACCAACATTATTTTTTCTTTCCATTTTTATTCTTGCTTCTCCACCACAAAACGGGCATTTCTTTAATTCCTCCATGTTACTCACTCCATTTAATTTTCTGACCGCAATTCGGGCAATAAAAATGTTCATATCCTTTTTCACAAATATATTCACTTTTGCACGTAGGGCATTTAAAGTTAATGTCACCAAGTATGCAGTCCATTATATTCGGCTTCTTTGCCGTATCTCGTTCTTTCAGCTCATGCATCTCACACATCAACTTCTCGCACTGGCTGTTTGCAAAATCATTCACCTTGTTATACTGGTTCAAAATATCGCACACAAACCGTCCCATCTTGCATTCTGCGCATTTATCTTCCAGCGCTTCACCACTTAAATGATCTGGATGCCTGCACAGGTCGTCGCATATATGCTCCATCATTTCTGTAGTGATCCCATCCATCCATGTTTCTTCTGTTTTTGCGCTTTTCTTCTTCATTTCTTGTCTTCCTTTCCTCGCAACTTCTTGCAAAGCTCTCCCCACTCAATCGCTTTGCTCCGCGTCCATCTTTTTGCTGATTTCCTCTTTCGAATCCCGTTTTCATCCATGTACCGGATAAGATCATCTCTCGTAAATTCCACTTTCTGAATGTCATGCAAGACTTTATGGATATGCTCATCCGTGCATCCGAGTTTCGCCATTTCTTCGATCTGGAACTGGTACGGATCCAGAAAGTGTGCTGGTCTACTCATTTTCCTCTCGCCCTTTTCTTTCTCTTGCGCTTGGAGCTAACTTTTGTGTAAAAATCCATGTTTCCGTGTCTTTTCTTGCAAATCTTAAACCCATATCTTTTCATGTTCATGCCTGTTCACCCTTTAAACTCCACCATGCTTTTGTGTTCTTTCCGTACCCTGTAGTCTGGATTCTCACGCCAAGTTCTGCCTTTGCCTTCATGATGTCCGACCTTTTAATTCCTGCCGCTTCTGACTCCATGAGCAACTTCGCCCCGTCATAGCGTCCACCTTCCATCTTGTCTTTTAGCCACTCTAATGCTTTGTCGTAGTCGGTCTTCGACATCGTATTGACCTTGTCCTTGATCTTTTCTAATTGGATGGTGTTGGTGTTCAGCTTATTCCAGATCTTTTCAAAATTTTCTTGCATGATTCTGCGATTCTCTAAAATCTCATCCCGGATGACTGTAAGTGCCTGTGCTGCGGTCATCCCTTTCTTTTCTGGCTCTTTCACTAGACTTCCCGGTTCAAGTCCGAGAAGTAGACACATGGTCCTTTCAAAATCTTCTGTCTGTTCCGGGTTCTTTGCCATATTGCAGACAAAAGACTTGCTTCTCCCGAGTTCTGCTGAGAATTTCTCTTTCGTTTTGCCCTGCTTTTCTAGTTCCTTACAGAGCAGAGCGTAATTTATTGTTACTTTCTTCGGTTCCATACTTCCTCCTTAATTCGAGTTCAGTAGTTGTTCTTCCAGAGAGTCCATGTCGTAATTTCTACGATCAAAGTTGTTATTATTTCTATGTGTCGGTTCTGATCTAACTGGCATTCTTCCCTTATCCTGTTCTTTGGATAGCCAGGAATTTATAAATCTTGCGATTCCTCTCTTTGTTTTTCTTCTCGCTTTATTGCTGTCTAACCAAGATTTCATTTTTCTGAGTTCCTGCATCACATCAACAGCAGGGAATAATTCACTCCACTTTGATACATTGTCTTCGTAAATCCAATGCTCTGTACCGTCATTCAACGATAGTGAGATGACTTTTTTCCGGTCTGGAGCTTCCGGCTCCGGACAAGTAGTATTTATACTACTCTTATCTATACTATCCTTACCTAACCTAACCTGGGTTTCCAGAGTGTCAACCGCTTGGTTGCCTCTTGGTTGACATGCGGTTGACAACTGGGCGACAGATGGTTGACAAGTGGGCGAAAGAACGTATTTTCCGTTCAAATTTTCCAATTTATTCAGTTCATCCAAACATCTTGTCTGTGTGTATCTATCTTTCCTGATCGAATTGTTTGTTTTCCAGTCAGAAATCACGATAACGCCACTTTCAAATGGAATGATAAACCCTTTTGCGACCAGTATTTTCAAATCATCTTCCGCTGCTCCAACCATTCTCACGATTTGCTTCGGAGACGATACAAAGCCGTCATCATCAGCTTTCATGCCGAATTGTAAGTACAGAGCTTGAGTCGATGACGGCATTTCAACAAACTTATCTGTGCATACAACATCTGCCGAAAACATTCTTCTGTTCGCCATCACTCATCCTCCGCAATATAGACCACCACGCAAGGTGTGTCCGAGTACACTTTTTCAATCTCCAGACTGGTCACCTGCTTATCATCGGTGTATGCGACTCCGTTCAGTCCATCCAGAATGATTTTTGCGATATTATCCAAGTCCGGCTTCTTATTCGGCTTTATTTCGCCTTTTAAGGCTTTTTCCTTATTCTTCTTAGACCAGCTCTCTGGAATCGGAAATTTCGCTAAAATTCGAACTCTCAGAGGGATGTCCGTGTAAAGCACGCCTATACTCTGCTTGTAAATCCTTGCAACTTCCTTTTCGTACTTTTTATTTTCTGGTGGCGTATATGTAATGACTTTAAATCCGGCTCTGCGGAATCTCGGTCTTGCTTTTCCAACCGGTTTGCCCGGAATTGTAATTACCATTTATTCTCCTTTCTGCTCCCGGAATTACCGGGAGACAATGAATCTGGCTTACTTAAGGTATTTGTGACGTACTGTGCAGCAGCCATGAACGGGTTACAATTTATAGCAAAGGTTTAACCCTTACTAACGTAGTGAAATTCTTGACGGAACTGCTCTTCTGTTCCGTAGTGCTGCAAATAATACTCCTTGCAGCGTTTTCTTAAGTATCGGTCTACTTTCGATGCATTCTCCCCTGCCCTTGTTCCGTTTGGATGCAGATCCGGTCTCAATGGAGCTATGAATCCGTAATCTTCCGAAAGCTCAATTTCTCTCGATGTGTGGCTAAAAATATGATGACGCTCCACTCCGTAAACTCCGGTGTACATGCAATGATCCATGTCCTCTGTAAATATGCTCCACAGCTTCTTTGGTCTGCCAGATGCTCTTTGATGACCTTTTTTCTTTTTCTTTCGCTTCGGCTTTGGGAACGCCATGTCACTGTAATCAATGCTTATAATTCAATCCCCCACAACTCTTTCATTTTGCGAATTTCATCCGGCGTATCTGTCGGAATACCAAGACTTTTGCACTCTTCAACCGCTCCATCTATCAACATGCAAGCTTCGTTGGTATCGTATTCGCTCAATCCTTTCCAGCAGCGCAAAGTACAAACAGTAATGCACTCATTCTCCTTGTTCACAAACTCTTTCTTGTTCTGTACTTCTACAATCCGGTAACAAGCTCTTGCAAGATGCACCTGATCGGATGGAAGACTTATAAAATCTGACGTCCCGTATATCCTTAAAAGATGCAAATACACATCGTTTTCAGTCTGTCCGTTTTTCATAACGCTGCGGAGTTCTTTTACCAGCGTCCAAAAGTATTTTCTTTGCTGATCTGTTTTTGATTCTTTGTGCAGAGCAATACTCACATCGACATCTTTATCGCAAATCGACTTTACCAATGATCTAATACTTTCTTTCACGTAGTTCGGCATCTGCACTCTACTTCTGATCCACACTGTCATGCTTTGCCGCCTCCATTCTCGCTATAAAATCTTTGATTTGGCTATCTGTCACCTGTTCAATATTATCCAACCTATATACCTGCATAAAATTCGTTTCTGAACATCTGCGCTTTTTCAGTTCGTTTCGCACCCGTTCCACCCGTTCAAACGGAGAATCGTATTTCGTTCTATCTGCTCCAAAGTACACGTCTGCTCCAATTCCAAGTTGCTTACAAGCTACAGAAATAGCGTCTGTTGTTGCCATTTTGTAACATTCATCGGAAACAAAAAGACCATTTCTTTCGTTTTGCGATAGCTTACTCCCCCCGGTTCCACAGATCGGTTGCGACCACTCACCATCTACCTTTATAAACAGTTCGATATCTACGAATGCAACTGTTTCACCTCCTGCCTGCTCTATCCATTTCTTAACAGGCTTGTAAAACCAGCCAATGCCACACGGACCATATTCGCTTGTAAGTACTTTGATTCTCCACATAGGGTTAATATCCGTCATTCCGTTCAAGCGGCCGCCTTTGATAGGCTTCTTTGCTTCTTCCGGGACAATTCTAACCCTGTTATATAAATCCAAATTTCCCATGCTTACACCTACCGAATCTGAATATTATTATTCTGTACCAATACAACGCCAGAGAGTTCAATTCCATCTTTCAGTGCCTTTTTCACCTTGGTCTTGTCCACCTCTGGATCAGTGAACTTCAAGTATTCTTCATCCAGTTTTGAAATGTCTTGCACCTCTACGCTCTCTGATTTTCGATAAGAGATGCTAACTCTTGGTGTTTTGAATTTCTCTCCACACAGGTAGCCAGACAGGTATTCTTTCAAGTTTCTTGCCTTGTTTTCACATGATTTCTGGCGGTCAGCCAGTTTATTTTTCTCTGCCTTGATTGCTTCTGCGTCAGATAAGAGGTTTTTGATCCAGAGAGCAATTCCCTCTACCTTTTTGTCAAAATCCATCTGCAACTGTGCCAGCTTTTCCGGGTCGATAATCTCGCCTGTTTCCTGATCTACACAATTTAAAATCTCTTCGTCAATCTCGTATAATGTTGCCATTTGTTATTTCCTCCATAAAATCGCAATAATTCTGATAATGTCTTTTACGCACTCTAAAATATCTCTGTTTTTCAATTACTTCTTGGTCTGATGTTTCCTCTGTTTCTTCCGTGCATCCGTACATATTATTCGCCTACCTTGTCTACTGCTTTTTCCAGCAATACTTTTGCCAAAACGATTGCATCATCTAGTTGCTTATCTGTTTCAATACCGTCAAACAAATCGTAATCTCCATCAGCAACAAATCCGTTTTCTTGCGCCCAGAGAACTATTCTGCTACCGTAGTTCGAAAATTCAATGTTTACGTACGGATACCCATCCTTACCTTCTCCGCGCTCTTGAATCTCAAGAATTAAGTCTAAAAATTCATGTATTTTCTTTCTGTCCATTGCTTATCCTCCTACTCATCCTTAGACAATCTAAACTCCATCAAATCTGCCAGCATCAAATATTCCTTTGCCAGTCGACTGTCTCCGTGTCGTTCTTTCACCTTTTCTCTAAATTCCCTCAGTGTTCCGTAAAAACATCCACATCTCACGCTGATTCCGCCGTCTTTCGTGCGGAAAAATGTTGTCGTCCTATTTCCCGATCCGAAGCAGCTTGTAGCAGAATAATCACGGCAGTTTTGAACCCAAGCGTCACCGAATACCTGAGCGTCACCGCATACCTGAGCGTCACCGTATACCCGAGCATCACCGTATACCCGAGCATCACCGCATACCCGAGCATCACCGAATACCTGAGCGTCACCGTATACCCGAGCATCACCGTATACCCAAGCGTCACCGGACTGGTCAAGATTATTCTCCCTTTCTATAAATCCGCCCAATTCTCCCTCTGCTACATCACCAAACGACACAAGAGCCTTGATTCTAAAGAGCGTCTTTCCTAAAAAAGTTACAGATTCGCTGGTTAATTCAAATTTTTTCATTTACATTTCTCTCCTTTTCGCTTAAAATTAAATTGATTTTTTACCTGAGTACCTACATCTACCCTTTTCGTAGGTGCTCATTTTTAATACCCAACCACCAGATACCACGCCAGTAGCACCAGCACGAACCCGATCACAGCTGCTGCAACCTTATGCCAGTAAGGCTTGTCCTCTTCTTCCGGCAGATCAACTGATACTGACCGGATATCCCAGCTATTTAATGTGTTGGTGTGTTGGGTAGTCTGGCAGTGGTATGTTCCTTTAACTTTCATAGCTTGTCCTCCCATCTACCGCCTAGGCGGTTTTCTCTTCTGTCCTCTTTTCAAGTGTGTAATCAATTTTTACGTGTTCCTGTTCTTCGATAAGAGATATCAACACTTGTATGATTTTTTCCATATCTGGTTTCATGTCATCACCTATCTTCCTCATAGTTTCTTTCGGTCAGAGCTTTCCGGTTTAATTTTTCCGCAAACAGTTCAGCGTCCGGAAGATCCCTGATCTCCACCTCTTTACCGTTGATTACTACGATGTTTTTTATAGTCACTTGAACCACCTCTCTAATATGTATGACGGATGGATTGTCCGAGATATGTTGTCCTATTCATTCTCCTTGTCCTCATTTTCTTCTTCCTTTTTCTGGCTTTTCTGCGATGCCATAGCCTCCGCAAAGCCTAGAAAATATCCTTTATTCATGTCGGACATATCCGGCAATGCCTGTGCTACTTTTCTGATAATTTCTTTCTCTTTTTCGCTCATGTGTACCCTCCTTATGCTGCATTTAAAAACTTGTTGATAAAATACTGCTGACCTTTACCTGTTACTTTGGTTGTTTTGTTAATCCGAACAGAGCCATCTGGATTGACTGCTGTTGTCTCTTTCACTTCAAACAGCCCTAAATTCATAGATTTCTGTGTGGGCGAGTTCCATTCAGTTCCTTTTCTCTTACTCAGATACCCATTTTCACGCAACCACTCAAATAAGCGCTTCTGCCCTGTTTCAACGCCGTTCTGTTTCAAAATCTTTGCCAGATCGCCGATTAAGATGGAAGTATGACTGGTAGCAACAGCATCTGCAAATATCGCTTTCGGCTTCATTTCCTCAATCTGTGCTGTCTGCTCTTCAATGGTCTTATGCGCTTCCAGAACTGCCAGTGCAAGAAGTTCTTTACCCTGCGGAACGTGCTCTTTGATGATATTTTCCATCTCGTGAAACCGTTTGATGTATTTTGCTGTGAACTCCGTCCCCTTTACTCCTGTAAGCTTGTGGGCGATGAACTCGCATCCCTCTTTCGTGATTAGGTAGCACGGATATTCTTTTCCTCTCTCATTTTTATACTTAGATTCCGTAAAGAAATCTGACTCACCAATTTTGGAGAGTGAAAGTTGTTCGATGTATGTGCGGATATCTCTAAGCAATTTATCATGTGCTTTCCCCACCATCTCAGCCACTTCACGGCTGTCTAATTTCTGTTGTAACTCGTTCAATACCTTTTACCTCCTGTTTTCGAATCTTTATTGTCATTTGTTTCCATATCTCCTATACTGTAAATACAGGACACTGGCATGTCCAAGTATTATGGAAGGAGAAATATTTTTGAATAAATACGATAGAAATAAATTATTTCCAAATTATCCGAACGATGCCGTAAAACTTGTAGTTGGTCTCGCAAATTCTGGCATGATCTCCCATTTGAATTCTCTTGTTGGAACAACATCATTAATCAGCGGAAATCTATCCAGCGGACTATGTGAGTATATGAAATCCGCATCTGAAATAGCGCTGAACTGCAGATGCAGTATCATGGATGCCGAAGTATTGAAATCTATATTGTCAATCACGAATTCTGCTATATCATCTACACCAGAAATGTCTGCATTTTCTTCCTACATAAAAACATTTCAATCAGTTGCGGAAGAAGTGTTGCGTGCGGATACTGCAATTACAAACATCGACGATTCCGAAGATTATGTAATAGTTGACGAATCTTCCGTTGAAGAGTTCGAGTTACCTGATTCCGTTGCATTGCCAATAGGAAACAAGCGCGTAAAGATAAAAACCGAAATCATCATTTCGGTTCTTGCGACCATTGTTGTATCACTTGTCACATTCATCCAAAGTGAATATCACGAGAGAAAGTCTCTGGAAGCTGAACAACAGTATTATGAATCCAAGCTGCGAGAAGAACGGGAACAAAATCAAATACTGGAAAAATTGATCGATTCCATCGATTATTCTGAATCCACATGCAAAGATTCCATAGAATCACTAACCAAGTCTATTCACTCTTTGACTGAAGTTCTTCAATCTTTTGAATCAGTTCATTCAGAGACTGGCCTATCTCCCGATCAATTCTCTGCGAATCCATGTAGTAATCATGAATAGTTGAATACTGTCTTATAATATTCATGACTGAAAATGATGCAAAAATCAAAATTACAACAAAGCTAACCAGTAAACAGAGGGTCTTGTTTTTGAGACTCTCTACTTCTGCTTCAAGCTCTTTCATCTTAGAACTCAACGCATCAAACTCAATTCGATCCATTCTCTGCGATTGAGCATTGTACATCTTTCCTGTACGTTTTTCCGCTTCTTGAACGAAATCCATTCCCGGTGTCCCCGGACTGCCACTCCAACACATTCTCTTCTTCCTCCTTTTCTTCTATGCAACTCCATACTTAATAGCCAGTTCTTTTACAATAGCCGTATATCCCTCAATCAGTTTCTTATCATCAGCAATCACATCAAGATAATTCAATTTGTCTCTTCTAGATTTGCAAACACCCTCATCTGCCATTCTCCTACGCTTGTTTGTGAGTCTCTGCTTCACATTCACTCCCATGCGTTTTTCTAACAACTGATAGGATTCCCCTCTTACATCTTGATAAGACTTGCTGTCTCCGCACTCCATACCAATTTTTCTCAAGATTCTTCCGGTATCTTCTCTCCGTGATGTTGTATCGATTGCAACAACCTCACGGATGCTTTCAATCCGTTCTTCCACGTGCTCAAGCTTCTCTGCCTGACGCTTCTGCTCGATTTCCAAGTTGATCATGACCTGTAACTGCGGTGAGAGTTCTTGTGTGGCAAGAGATGCCGCTTTGTATTTCTTTTCTACCCGAATGAAATATCTGCGTACTTGCTTTCCTTTTTCGTTCCGCTCAAGCATTGCCATTTCTTTGGCAGTATCCAGTTTGATTATGTATTCCTTCTGCGTTCCGCCGTTTACTAAATTTTTAGTAAGCGTATCAAAATCTTCTTTCTCGCAAGCATCTACGTCTCCAAGTCTATTTTTAACCCAATCGTTAAATCTGCTTTTAACTCCAAGAACCTCATGCAGTTCTGAACCGTATACTACTTTTTCTCCTGTACTTGTCTCGTATACTGGGACAAGTTCATTTTCAATTACTTTTAATTCGTTCATTTGATCTCCTTTTGTACATTTTATTCAGTTCCTTTTCAATCTTCATAAGACGCACTACGCTTACAGCTTGTACTATTGTTGCTGCAATAGTAGCGATACTTCCAAGTACTTCCAACATCACTCTTCCATCTCCTTTTCCATCAACTCAAGCTGTTCCATCTTCACTCCGTCACGGATTAACTGCTTTCCTCTCTTCTCATGGCATCTGAGTTGATACAGGTACTGTCTCCTCTTATATTTAATGCGCTGTTCCTATATAAAAAGCTGTGCGGCATCAGATTGATTCAATCTTTCAATTTCCTGTTCTACCTGTTCATCTGTTAAAAAATCTTTTCTTGTTTTCATTTTTTCTCCTTTCTAAAATCGGTTTGTTTCCCTTTGAAACTTGAAAATATTTTAACTTCATGTTAAAATATTTTCATAATCATTTAATGTGGAGGTTTTTAAAATGGGAAAGCTTATTTCTATTAATTCTTTTCCTCAAATTCATTTCAATTGCGGTAAATCGGATACAGCAGATGAAAATATGTTGCTTGTAATAGATACGCTTCTTCGAGTAATGAACGAAGTTCTCCCTATACAAAGCGTTTCAACCACAATAACTATTCAGAAGGAACGGGAATGCCCCGCTTGTTTTAAAGAGTCAGATTTGATTATCTTGAACTCAAATCCATCCTCGTGGTCACGACTTGCATATCAGCTTGCTCATGAAATGTGTCACACAGTCATTCATGGAAAAGTACAACAGAATTTACGATGGCTTGAAGAGTCCATTTGTGAACTTTCGTCATACTATTTTTTACCAAAACTTTCCGAATATTGGCAAAATACCGCCATTAACCTAATGACTGCAGACGGACAATTGTACTATCCTTGTTTTAAAACTTATGTTGAAAATGATGTGCAAAAAGCAATTCCATTTGAAATATCGCAGCTTTGTAAAACACCAAAAACACAGCTTGCAAAAAAATTAGATTCTGATCCATATCTGCGAGATATGAATTCGTATATAGCTAACCGATTGCTTCCTATTTTTCAATCGCATCCGAATACTTGGAGTGCTGTTCCACTTCTCTGCAATATAAGTGATACAAGTTCTTTGTCGGATGCTTTACTGGAATGGATATCCATTTCCGCTGCAGAATGTCGTAGCGCATTAATCGAAATTTCAAATATTTTCGGTTTGTCAGAATCTATAAAGTAGATTCTGGCTTTCCTGAAACTCCTGGTTCCATCCCACAGTTCATATCTATAATAGGTCTTTCTCCAATTTCTTTAAAAATACGCTCTTCCATCTCCTTGACCGGAATATCTTCTTTTAGAATTTTTAATAAATATTCTTCTCTGTTTTCTGTATCTACGCCTATCTTCATTTTTCACTTTTCCTCCGCAAAATCCATCGGGTTTACTCCAAGAAATCTGCATATAACAAGTGCTTCATCAAACGATAGCAGACGAGCTCTTTTTTTATTTGCAAGGCTGTCATACAACGCCATGTACGGAATACCAGTTTCTCTTGACATTGCCGAAAGATTGACTGAGTTCTCTTGCACATACCTTGCTAAACTCTTTGTAGCTCCCATTTTTATCACCACATTTCCTACTACTCTGCCCTCTACCATTCCGATAAGTCAGCAGTCATCACCATATCAAACAGTTCATTAAACGTGTCACTGTAATACAACGGCTGCACTTCTTTCTGATTATGAGGACTGACTGCATTCTCGCCGTATTTCAAACCTTTCTCCGTCAGTGATTTGAACTTCTTCACCATTCCCTTACTGGACTTGCGTTCCTTTTCTTCCAAGATTCCGGCAGATAGAAGCTTCTTATTGAACTGCACTGCACTGATTCCGAGATTATTTTCTTTCAGTAGTGCTGTGAGTGACTTCATTTCCCTATTGCCGTTGAACTCATAATTCGGTAAGAATCCTGTCGGAATATGGTAAGAATCATAGAACCCTTTCAGCATCAGCAACTTGCTTGCATCGTTCATTCTTAACATGCTTGCTACCACTTCCAGTGATTCCACCTGTTCTTTTAATGGAATGCCAACGTACTGTGTTCCCTTTTCGATGAAATCTTTCATCTTCTCGAATGCTTCAATATATGTAGCTGTGAAAATGACACCTTTCTTTCCGGTCATTTTGTTGGCGATCATGTCGCATCCTTTCTTTGTGCAGAGGTAACATGGTCTTACTTCTCCCTTTGAATCCGTGTAAGCTGATTCGATGAAGAAATCAACCAAAGCAAAATTGCTTTCGTTAAGATGTTTCATGTACCCTTTGATTTTTCTTATTAAATCTGAATGGTTCATCTGCACCATCATTGCTACTTCTCTACTGTCGGTGAGTAGCTGACCGTTTTGTTCAAATACTGTTAAATTGTTCATTTGATTCTCCTTTACAATTTCTTCGGTTTAATAAACTTGTCCGTATTCACTTCCAGTGCTCCGCAGATCAACTCGTATTCTTCAAATTGCAATTTTCTATTTCCGTTTAATGATGAACAAAGCTTTTCTTTCGATATCCCTGTTTTTTGTGAAACAAAAACCTGCTTAATTCCTTTTTCATCCATGTAAGCCTTAATTCTTTCACCTACACACATTCTGTAATCACCTCTTTCATTTTTCGATTCGTTCGAACTAATTTCATTATAACTTCGAAATATTCGAATGTCAACACTAAAATTTCGATTTTTTCGAACTTTTTTTATTGAAAATATAATTTCCATGTGTTAATATAGAAGATGCAAGGAGGAAACATAATGAGTTTAGGAGAGAAAATAAAAGAATACAGAAAAAAGAAAAACATGACTCAAAAAGAACTTGCGAATTTAATAGGTGCAAAACATAATTCAATAAGCGATTGGGAAAACAACAAGAATAAACCAGACGCTGATACTATAGAAAGATTATGTGAAGTGCTTGAAATGATACCAAACGACTTTTTTGGAAATTATTCCAGAGAGGAAAGTGGAACATTAGTTGGACGGATAATGAAAGATCAAGAGATTATTAATATGATATCTTGTTACTATTCTTTAGACGAATCCGACAAGAAAGCCATAAAGCATCTTATCGAATCGCTTTCTAAAAAGGGTAAGCAATAGCCTACCCTTTAAGAAACGATCTTATCACATAATAAAGATACTCTAATTTTGCAGTATTACTTATACCGTTGATAAGTTCGATAATTTTGCTTTTGTAATCCATTTTGCCATCCCCCTAACTGCAAAAACACTTGTTCGAAATCCCTAGTAATATAATACTATCAGGGAGAACAAAAATCAATATTTATTCGAACATTTGTTCTAATATTTTATAG